AGCGAATATCCCCCTCCGACATGTTGACGAGACGGACAACTAACCTTCACGTTCACCGGCAGACGCGCCGTTGGCTCACCCCTCTCGTCGATGCTGGTCTTGCGGTTTGTTGCCTGTGTGGGCGGCCGATCGCGCCTGGTGTGCGCTGGCAGCTCGACCATACGCCGGATCGGACGAGTTATCGGGGCCCGGCGCATGCGCGGTGTAACGCGCAGGATGGTGCGAGGCGTGGGAATGCGTCGCGGGCGTTGAGGACGTCGCGTTCGTGGTGAGGGTTCAGTTGCCGCGGATCATGTCGGCGCCCGAAGCTCCGAGCTCGCGCGGCAAGGAGGCGGTGGATTTCGCGAAGAAGGCGGGGTTGAAGCTGGACGGCGCGCAGGCGCTCGTCCTCGAGCACGCGCTTGGTGTCAAGGACGATGGGAAGTGGGCTGCGTTCGGTGTGGGGGTTGTGGAGCCGCGCCAGAATGGGAAGGGCGCGATCTTGGAGGCGCGCGAGCTGGCCGGCTTGTTCCTGTTCGGTGAGCGGTTGATCATCCATTCCGCGCATCAGGTCGACACGTCGCTCGAGCACTTCCGCAGGCTCCTCTGGCTGATCGAGGAGACGCCCGAACTCGATAGGCGGGTCTCCAAGGTGAGGAACACGAACGGCCAGGAAGAGATCACCCTGAAGACCGGCGAGCGGATCCGGTTCCGGTCCAGGTCGCGCGGCGGCGGCCGCGGCTTCTCCTGCGACTGTCTCGTCCTTGATGAGGCGATGTTCCTGCCCGAGTTTGCGTATGGGGCGTTGCTGCCGACGTTGTCGGCTCGCCCGAATCCCCAGGTGTGGCATACGGGGAGCGCGGTCGACCAGTTCGTTCATGAGCATGGGCTGGTGTTGGCGCGCGTCAGGGAGCGCGGCGTGGCCGGCGACGATCCGACCTTGGCGTTCTTCGAGTGGTCGGTGGACGGCGAGAACCCGTCGCTGGTTCCTGCCGAGCTGGCGGTCGACGAGAAGGCGTGGCGGCAGGCGAATCCTGGGATGCCTGCCCGGATCAGTGTGGATCATGTGCGGAACGAGCAGCGGTCGATGGATCCGCGCAGCTTCGCCGTGGAACGACTGGGGATCGGTGACTGGCCGGCCACGGATGGGACGGGGTCGGTGATCGACATCAATGACTGGCAAGCCCTGACCGACCCGGAATCATCGATCGTGGGGCCGGTCTGTTTCACGTTCGATGTGACGCCGGATCGTTCGTTCGCGACGATCGCCGCCAGCGGCCGTCGCAGTGATGGCCTTCTGCATGTGGAGCTCGTGGAGCGCCGTCCGGGGACTGGTTGGATCGCGCGGCGGCTCGTCGAGTTGGTCGGACGACACAAGGCCGCGGCGGTGAGTTGTGATGCGGCCGGTCCGGCCGGAAGCATCCTTCCTGCCCTCACCGCCGCCAACATCCCTATCGAAGCGGTCAGCGCCCGCGACTACGCGGCGGCCTGTGGCCTCCTCTACGACCTCGTCGACCAGAAGGCGGTTCGCCATCTCGGCTCGGCGGAGGTTGTGGCGGCACTGAGGGGCGCTTCGCGGCGTCCGCTCGCGGATGCGTGGGCGTGGTCGCGGAAATCGTCGGCGACGGATATCAGCCCCTTGGTTGCGGTGACGCTGGCGTGTTGGGCGGCATCGACCGTGGAGACGTCTCAGGCGTTCGCGATGGCATGGTGACATGGGCATTCGCCCCCAGCGAAGGGAACGTCCACATGGCCGCCTATGTAGATGATCCTGCCGAGTTCGCGTTCATCGTCGAGCGGGGATTCGTGACCTTGGACGGACAGGCCGCCGACCTCGTCGACGCCTGCGATCCGAACCTGTGCGATCCGATATCGGGGTTCATGCGGTTCCGGTTCCGCGAGCCCTATTGGCGACGCCGGTTCGTCGACGTCACTTGCTTCGGCGACCAAGATCCACGGCTGCTCGAGGAGGTCGCGTGATTCATCCCACCGCACTGATCGGTGAACCGCCCGAGCATCGCGACTGGCGGCATCGCACCGCGGGCCTCTATCCCGAGATCGCCGAATCGGCGGTTATCGAGGCTTACTGCACCGTCGACGCTGGCGTCCATGAGCCGACCAAGATCAGCGAGGGCGCCTGGCTGATGAAGGGCTGCCACATCGGACACGACGCCCAGGTCGGCGCAGACTGCGAACTGGCCCCCCACACCGTCCTGGGAGGCCATGTAAGGCTCGAGGCGGGCGTCCGGTGCGGAATTGGAGTCCTGGTAAGACCCTTCATCACCGTGGGCGCAGGAGCGCGCCTAGGGGCTGGCGCGGTGGTTGTGTCGAACATTCCCGCCGGCGAGGTATGGGTCGGCAACCCGGCCCGCCGCCTGTACGGGATCATGACGGGTGACATCTTGACTATCGCCGAGATTGAGGGCTGGCAACAGATCGCCGACAAGGTGCGAGAGTGACAGACGCGCAACAAGCCGAGGTCCTGCGATTTCGGGAGACGCTAGTCACATATCAGGAAGGTTCAGCCGCACCGCTCGAGCGGCTTGCCGATGTCGTCGAACGCTGCACGTATAAGCCGGGCTGGGTTATCGAGCTCGACGAGCGCGAACGAGGCGGCGAGCATTACGGCGCCGGCTATGGCTGGACGCTCAGCATCAGTTTCACCGTTCAGAACAGCGTCGCCCCCGGCCAAGTCACCAGTCTCCACTATTTCCCCGTTCCGCCGGCCACATGGGACACCGAGACCTGGGAACGGTGGGTGCTCGACTGCATTATCGAATGCGAGCGCCATGAGGCGATGGAATTCATCCGTTTCGGCGACCGCGCCCCATTCTTCCCGTCACACGGCCAGAACAGCTCGAATCCTTATCTGATCGAGCGGAAACAGTGAGACTGGTCGCCATTCTTTCTTGGTACGACGAACCAGCCTGGGCGCTCACCGAGCTCGTCGCTTCACTCGCCACCGCCGGCGTCGACCACTTGGTTGCCGTCGACGGCGCCTACATGCTCTATCCGGAAGGACGTGCCCAGTCTCCGGGTGAGCAGGCGCAGGCGATCCTGGCAGGCGCCCAGGGCGCCGACATGGGCGTTACGGTGCATTGTCCGCAGGATGTGTGGTTCGGCAACGAGATCGAGAAACGATCGTTTGCGTTCAAGGCTGCCCACATGGTTGCGCGGCCGGAAGTGGACTGGCTATGGGTCGTCGACGCCGACGAACGTATCCAAGAAGCTCTCGGCCTTAGGGATGCCCTCGAGCGGACCGAATGCGATGTCGCCACGTTGATGATCGACGAAGTCAACGACGGCACCCGTGAGGGAGCCTTCCCTCTCCGCAAGTTCTTCCGCGCCCAATTCCACGGCATCCACCTCGAACGAAACCATTTCACCTACCTGACCGGGGACGGGCAGCTTTTGTTCGAGGGTTACTGCATCCAGAAGCCGGAACTCGTCGAGGCCGACAATTTCCCGTTCGTCCGAATCGACCATCGCGGCGGCCGCACCAAGACCCGCGATTTCCAGGCTCAGGTCTATTACGACCGGCGCAAGGAGCACGGCGCCGAACTGGTGCCGGGGTGAAAAGGAAACCCAGAGTGCGTATGCATCTCATCGACGAGAAACAATCACAGCTCCCCTCAGTCGAGGGGATTCTTGTCAGTAGGCGCCGACGCGAATACATGATCGCCCTCCCGATCCTGTTGACGACTCCGCAGGGGAACCCTGCCGAGCTCGAGTCGCGCTGGCTGACGATCCCACGTGAGCGCGTCGCCTTCTACGAGGTCCTATGACGAAGCCCAGACCAAAACCGCGCCCCCGTCCACCGAGGGGCTACTAGATGATCCTGAACGTCAGAGGTCGCGGCCAGATCGAATACTTCTCGTTCGCCCTCACCGACATGCTCAGGTACGGCTACACCGGCCTGCGCGGACTATCGGGAACGGTCGGCGAGGACGCGATCCGTGGCATCCCCGCCATCAACCGTGCCGCCCGCATCCGCGCCGAAGCCATCGCCAGCCTCCGATTGCGATGCTGGCAAGGCGAAGGACCCGACAAGAAACGGCAGGACCAGACCTGGCAGGGGAAGCTGTTCAGTGGGGCGCCGAACGAATGGCAGACCCGGTTCGGCTTCTGGGACACCGTCGGCGAATCATTGGCCTACCGCGGCAACGCATACATCTGGAAATACGTCGACCCGATGAGCCTTCGCGTCACCGAATGGTACGCCCTCCATCCCGACCAGGTCGCCTGCAAAGGCGGCGGCCGATACGAGGTCACGATCAGCGAGGGCTACATCGACCCCGGCGGCCACGGGCCCGGCAAATACATGCTCGATTACGACACCATCCTGCACATTCGCGGCCACGGCGCCGGCGGAACCTGGGAAGCCCCTTCACCCGTCAAAGTATTCAGGGACGCGCTCGCCGCGCCCGTAGAGCGGCAGAACCACGAATCGAGGATGTGGCGCCGCGGCACCGCCCTCCAAGTCGCCGTCATCTTCCCGCAAGGCACCTCCAAGGAACAGGCCGACGAATGGAAGCCGAGCTGGGAGGAAACGTATGAGGGGACGGGCGGCTCGACGACCGCGGTTCTCGGTGGTGGCGCCGACATCAAGCCGATCGGGATGACCGCCGTCGACAGCCAGTACGTCGAGATGGCGCATCTGACCGTCGAGGATGCCTCACGGATCATGGGCGTCCCCGCCAACCTGTTGGGTGCCCCGTCGATGGCGTCGCAGACGAAGCCGACCCTCGAGGAAGACTTGATGACCTGGCTTAGGTTCGGGCTCGGCCCCGAGCTGGAACGGATCGAATCGGCGCTCGAGGATGACGACACCATGTTCCCGCCGCTAGGGCGGTCGATCTATCCATCGTTCGACACTGACTCGTTCGTGCGCGGTGACATCATGACGGAGGCGACCGTGCTGACTCAGCGAGTCCAGGCGGGGATCTATCTACCTGATGAGGCGCGCGCCATCATCGGCCTGCCGCCGCTCCCCGGTGGCGTCGGATCGATCCCGCAGATCACGCCGGTCGGCGGCGCGCCCAACGCGAACCTGAACGGGAAGGGCGGCCAGGCGCCAGCCCAACCCGCCGTGGAAGGAGTTCCTACATGAGCGACGTCGAACGGTTCTATGCGGTTGCGCCGATCGAGATGGTCGACGTCCGAAACAACGAACCACAGGGAACGTGGACGATGAGCGGCTACGCCGCCGTGTTCGGGCATAAAGCAGAGGTCTACTCGGACAAGTTCGTCCGGGCGACCGTCGAGCTCAGCCCGCAAGCGTTCGCGAACGTCCTGACAAGCCAAGGGTTCAGCGAGCCTTCGGGTGTCGTCCACTTCAACCGCGGCCACGACATGAACACATCCGTTGCCGCAACGGACGTGCCCGCCGGCCAGCCAGGCAGTCTCAAGTTGAGCGTGGACAAGAACGGCCTCCATTTCATGGCGAAAGTGTCGAAGTCCGACCCGGACGCCGTTGCGCTCGCCGAGAAGATGCGAGTCGGCGTTGTCAGGCAGGCCTCATTCGCCTTTACCACAGCGGGCAACGAGTTCAGTTACGCCGAGAACGAAGACGGGCCCGACGAAGAGAACCGTCTGATCACCGATGTCGAGCATATTTACGATGTGTGTGCGGCCACGCAGGGCGTGTTCTCACAGACCATTTCGAGTTTGGAGCGGTACGCAACGCTTCTCGGTCAGCCCGATCAGGGAGACCACCGCCATCAGCCCGGCCTGGGCGAGGGCAACGGCGACAGCCCCGCAAGGGGAGTCGGCGTCGAAAGTGGACAAGACCGGCCGTTCGTCAGGGAGGTTCGCCAGTGGATGGCAGCCGAACGGGCACGGCTCGGTCTCGTAGCAGTGGAAGGAAACGAGGATGGACGAAGAGCAGACTGAGAAGTCCGCTGCCAAGTCGCTGACGGAGCTGATCGCCCTACACAACGAGGCGGTCGAAGCATTCAGTCAGGCGGCAGACGCGGTCGACGAAGCAACGAACTACCCGGACAACTATGACGACGCCGAGCTCAAGAAGCGGCAGGACGAGTTCAGTGCCGCCGTCGTCCAGGCCGAACGGATCAAGGGCCAGATCGATAGCGCGGAGACGCGGCAGCGGATCCGCAACCAGTACACGTTGATCAAGACGAACGCGCCGGGCATCGCAGTTAAGGAGCCCGACATGTACGTCAAGGACGGCAGGCCCTTCCTGACCGACTTGTATGCCGCCCAGATCAAGGGTGATGGGGCCGCGTCGGCCCGCATCAACAAGCATCAGCAGCACGAGCTGGAGAAGTTCGCGATCACGTCGGCGACGTTCGGCGGCATCATTCCGCCGGCGTATCTCATCGACTTGTACGCGAAGGCGTCAAGGAACGGTCGCGTGTTCGCCGACCAGGTGAACAACGCACCGCTCCCCGACGTCGGCATGTCGGTGATCGTTCCCCGCTTGACGCAGGGGCTCGCCGCCGCAGCCCAGACGACCCAGAACACCGCGGTCGTCACCCAGGACATCACCGAGGCGGATCTGTCCGTCGCCGTGAACACCATCTCCGGCTACTCGCCGGTGTCAAGGCAGGGACTCGAAAGGGCCGCCTACTCGGATCAGATCCTGTTCGAGGACCTGATCGCGCGCTACTGGGCGATCCTCGACACCTACTGCCTGAACGGGTCAGGGTCTAACAATCAGCCGCAAGGCTTGTTGGGCACGGGCAGCATCTCGAGCTCGACCGCATCGACGGCCACGGTGGCCGGTGTGTGGCCCAAGATCGCCGACGTCATCCAGCAGATCAACACGTCAGTCGGCGGCCTCGGCTACAACGCCTCCAAGATCTTCATGCATCCTCGCCGGTGGGGATTCTTCGAGGCGGCACTCGACTCGCAGAACCGGCCGCTGATCGTCCCATCCGGTGCAGGCTTCAACGTGATGGGCCTCGACGGCAACAATACGCCCGACTACGGGCTCGTCGGAAACATGCACGGCCTCCCCGTGTTCACCGACGCGAACATCCCGACGAACACGGGTGCCACGACGAACCAGGACTCGATCATCGTGATCGCAGACCGTGTCGTCCACCTGTTCGAGCGGGCATCCGATCCGGTGACGCTGTCGTTCGAGCAGACCGGAGCCACCAACCTGACGGTGAACCTGATCGCCTACGGGTATATCGCGTTCACCGCCGGCCGCTACCCCGGAGCATCCGGGGCCGTGACCGGACAGGGACTGGTCCCGCCGACCTTCTAGGCCGGGACACAAACGTGGGGGGCCACGGGAACTGGCCCCCCACATCCCCGAAGGAGCCAACCGAATGGCGAAAACCAAGGCTTACATTCCCCCGCATTACGCAGACGAGGCCGCCTATGTGGCCGACCTCGAGCGGGAGCTGGCCGGCTATCGGAACCGTGTCGCCGAGCTGAAGGCGATGCATGTCCGTGACGAGGAAGGCGCGATGATCGACGCTGTCTCCGGAGAAGCGGCCGTAGAGGGTGTGCTGAAATCATTGAAGCCGGCGAAGGCGAAGGCATCCGAATGACGAATCTTCAAGCCTGGATCCTCGTCATCGAGGTTGGCGTTCTCGCGATCATCGCGCTGGCCGGGGCGCTCAGATAATGCATCCGCCCGGTGCGGTCATCATCCCCGGCCAGGAGACCGCCCGTTATCACCGGTTCACCTCATCGCTCGTAAATCTCGAGCTGCCACCAGGGTCACAGTTGATCTTCGGGATCGGCACCTCGATCATCCAGAACTTGAACGACTCAATCCGTGCCCTCCGTGATGAGGACGAGTGGGTGTGGATCGTCGGCGATGACCATGTCTTCGCCCCGGATGCATTGATGCGGCTCCTTGACCGTGAAGCCGACATGATCGCCCCTCTATGCACCCGGCGCGGGCCCCCGTTCCCGCTCGTCCACTATGGGCCGCTGCGGCGCGTCATCCAACTCGACGACCTCGAGGACGACGACGAGCCATTCGAGGTCGACGTGACCGGGTCACTGATGCTGATCCGCCGCCACATCCTCGACCACGTCGGCGACCCCTGGTTCACGAACACGCCGGGACGGATGGATGAGGAGTTCAAGTTTTGCGCGAAGGTCCGAGCCGGCGGGTTCAAGATCCTCGTCGATCCGGCCGTCACCGTCGGCCATATCGGCGTGATCGTCACCTATCCGCGCATGGACACCGACGGCACCTGGGGCATCCACATCGACTACCTCGGCGCCACCACGGCCGGCGAGTTCCATCCGGGCGGCTTCCAGGCCGAGAAGGCGTTCACCTAGATGCCCGGCGCCCAAGATCTTTGCACGCTCGCCGACGTTCGCGCCAGCCTCGAGATCCCGACAGCGGACACGTCACGGGACGCGCTGATCGCAACACTGATCACGGCTGCATCCGAAGCGATCCTCAACGAGACCGACCGCGAGTTCGCACCTGTCACTGCCAGCGCCACCCGCAGATTCCGCGTCGACGGCCGCCAGGTCAGCCTCGCCCCATTCGACCTTCGCACCGTCAGCGCGGCCACGATGAACCCCGAGACCTCGTCGCCGACGACGCTCACCGTCACCAGCGACTATCAGCTCCTACCGATCGGCGCACCATCGGGCACCTATACGAGCCTCGAGCTATCAGGCTTCCTCGCGTCCCTGTACGCCTCGAACACGCTGTATGCGTTCGGGTACGCCCTCCTCGACATCACGGGCGCCTGGGGATTCGCGACCGTCCCCCTCGACGTCAACCGCGCCTGCGTGATCACAGTCGGCAGTTGGCTCCGCAAAGACGTAGCGACCATGTTCGGCCCCGGAGAAATAGGACTCGCTGGCGGTATCGCTCCCAGTTTCCCGGCGACACTAGAAATTCCTCGCGCCGCCCTCTATCTGCTCGGGCCGTTCTACCGACTAAGGCAATGGGTCAGTGTCTGATGAAGACGCCCGAGATGACGGCCTCAATGATGACGAAGGCGAAGTGATGGACGCCCTCTTCGATGCGTTCAGTTCTTACACCGCCCTGCCAATCCAGCATGAGGACGAGCCGGCCGAGTTTCGTTACCACATCCACATGCTGCAAGGCTTACTGGCGTGTCGGGTCGCTCGCCGCAGCTACCCCGAAGGCTGGGTCAATGCCGCTAGCTAGCCAGGGCGGAAGCTGTAAAGCCAAAGGGTCTCACGGTCCCGCTAAGTCAGCAAGTAGCGGAGGCGGAGGATCGAGCAAAGGGCACGGCAAGGGTCATGCAACGCACGGCAAAACTCATGCCTCGCACGGGAAGGCGGCCAGGCATCACGGCAAGGGCCACGCGAGCCATGGCAAATCTCATGCGACCCGGGCGGCGCATAGCGTCTGCGGCCACTAGATGGCGACTTCGACTATCCCCACTCTCAAGGCGAACCTTGTGACGCAATTGCAGGCGCGCGCTGGCCTCACCGGCATCCAGGTGACGAACGGGCCACCGCTGCCGTCGCCCTCCAGGGAATACATCTGGGTCGGTGACGTCGACGGTGTCGAAGAGATGGCGACCGCTGGCATCAATACACGGCACGAGGACTACAACACCAAGGTCGTCATCCATGTGGAGAAGGACGGCACCGACACCGCCGCCACCGACGCTCGCTGTTTCGTCCTCTCAGCCGAGCTCGAGAATCAGCTACGCACCGACCCGACCGTCAGCGGCGCAGTCAGCCTTGCCCAGTTGACGGCCTATCGCCTCACCGAGTTCGTGCAGCCGGATGGGATGGCACGCATCGCCGAACTCGTCGTCACCGTCAACTGTCAACAGTGGATCTAGGAGGACACGCATGGCAACACTGACAACACAGGTCATCAACCGGGCTGGCACGATCGTCACGCCGGTAGCCGCGGCCGGTGGTGGTGACGCGATGGCGACCGGATCCGGGATGATGCTCGAGGTCGTGAACGGTGGCGGCTCCCCGATCACCGTCACGCTCGTCGTCCCCGCCGCCCGCACCTTCGAGCCGAACGTGGCGATCACCAGCCCCGCAGTCGTTGTCGCGAACGCCACGACACGCTGGATCGGCCCGGTCGACGCAGGGACGTTCACCGACCCGGTCACCGGCCTTTGCAGCATCACCTACAGCGGCGTCACCACCGTCACGGTCGCAGCCGTCCAGCTCGCACAACCCTAGGAGACCAGCATGTCCAAGTACGTCATCGCGTCCGAGGAGGGCGCACAGCGGTATGGGGCCGAACTCGGCGAATCGGTCGACCTACATCTCGATCATGGCGAAGAGCTCGCCGTTGTCGCCGCCGGCTGGCTCGAGCACGACAAGAAGCCGAAGGAGGCGAACAAGTAAATGCCGATTGGCGCACTCACAAACGCACTCGTCCTGATCAACAGCGTCGACCTCAGCTCGCAGTGTTCCGCGGTTCACCTCACGGACTCGAGGGCGAACGTGGATATCACAGCGATGGGGGCATTGAACATCACCTATACGAAGGGGCTCGGCGACGCGACCGCGGCGTTCGATTTCTTCCAGAGCGGCGATGTAGGCAAAGTTCACGCCACGTTGTCGCCGCTGATCGCGGCGACGACACCGTTCGCGGTCGAGGTTCGCATGATCAACGCGGCCAGAGGCTCGACCAACCCCTGCTACTTCATGGCCGGGGCATTGCTGTTCGACTACCCGATGCTCGACGGCAAGATCGGTGACGCGAACTCGGCGTCATACACGTTCCGCAACGCGAGCCAGGCCGGAGTCACCTACCCGATCTCCTAATGGCCGCAAGCCGTATCGAGATCAAAGGTCAGAAGGAACTCGAGGTGGCGTTCCTCGAGCTGCGCAAAGAGGTGTTCCTCGAGTTGAAGGCGGAACTCTTGCACGCGGGTGAACAGGTACGCGGCGAGGCGCAGACGCGCGCCGCTTTCGAGATCACGAACATCGGTCCTCGCTGGCAGCAGATGAGGATCGGTGCAACTGTGAAGGGCGTCTATGTGGCGCCGAAGACGCGGCCGCATGGCGGATCGAAACGGCCGAACCTCGCCGGTGAGCTGATGGAGTCGATGGAAGGCGCCCTGGACGCGAAACGCGACGAGGTGTACGCCGAAGTCGACGCAATGGTAACCGCATCCGCGGCCCGGCAGGGCTTCTACTAGGAAAGGATCAGAGTGCCCAAATTGAAGATCGAGGGCGTGCCGCCTTATGACGGCGACTACAACCTCGACATCGCCGCGTTCACCGGGACCGAGCTGCACACGATCAAAGAGATCAGCGGCGTCCGCGCCGGCGAACTCCAAGAGGGATTGCAGGCCGGTGACTATGACCTGGTCGTCGCCTTCACCGTGATCGTGTTGCAACGCGCCGGTAGGGACGTCGACCCGGCCGAGATTATGGCCGCCACCGTCGGCGCGATCACCGTTGACCTCCAGACAGAGATCGAGGTGGTGGATGAGCGCCCCCCGGCTTCACCGGGCCCCAATGGGATGACTGGTGGCGAGCCGAACGGGTCCGGCGGCGCCGAAAGCAAGAGCTCGCTTTCCGAGACTTCTGGTTCACCTTCGACCGACGCTGGGGACCAGCCAGCGAACCGCCCCGAAGCTATTGGCAGCCCTTCCTAGGAGATGTATGCGGCTTGCGCCCCGAGGATCTCGGTGATCTCACCCCATACCAGTTGGACGCTTGCTGGGACTGGGCACGGTCGCGAGGCGTGATCGATGCCTAGGGCTCTTATCGTTTCGATCCTCGGCGACGCGAAGCAGTTCGGCGCCGAGCTCGACAAGGCGGCAGGCAAAACACGCCAGATGGGGCGTGTCGCCGGTGTAGCCGGGATCGCTATCGCGGGCGGTCTCGCCTACGGCCTCGAGAAGTCCGTCAAGGCGGCGATGGAAGCTCAGGTGTCGACGGCTCGCCTAGACGACGCCTTCAAACAATCAGGACAGTCGGCTGCGGCGTTCGGCGGACAGATCAATACGTCCGAGACGAACATGCGTAGCCTCGGCTTCACCAACACGGACACTCGGACGTCTCTTGGCTCTCTCGAGATCGCGACGCATAACGCGCGGCAGGCGATGGGCCTCCTCGGAGTTTCCGCCGACATCGCCCGCTTCAAGAGCACCGACCTCGGATCAGCGACCAAGATCCTGACGATGGCTATGGCCGGGTCGCAGCGCGCCACGAAACAGCTCGGCTTGACGATTCAGCCCGTCACCTCCAACTATGACGCGCTCAAGGCGACGATGCATGGCACTGAGACGGCACAGCAGAAGATGGAGTTGGCGGCGGCGAAAGCGATCGACAAGCAGGCGACGGCGAAGGAAGTGATCGCTCTCGTCACTGAGAAACTACACGGCCAGGCGGATGCTTTCTCGCAGACCGCGGCCGGCGGTATGGCTCAGTTTCATGCGCAGACGACGGCACTCGGAGAGAATCTGGGGAAAGCGTTGCTGCCAGCGTTGGTAATGGTGAGCGGGGCGCTTGCTGTTGCAACCGGATGGATGGCGCAACACGAAACGGTAACCAAGATCGTGGTCATCGCGATCGGCCTGCTTGCCGCCGCGCTCCTGGCCGCATCCGTGGCGACGAGCATCATGACGGCGGCAACCCTGGCCTTCGACATCGCGGCCAGCCCGGTCATCCTCGTCATCCTGGCGGTCGTCGCATCGCTCGCCGTCCTCGGTATCGCGATCTACGCGATCGCCACCCACTGGAAAGAGATCAAAACCGTGTTCGTGAACGTCTGGAACGACATCAAACAGGTCTTCGACGACAGCATCGCCTTCGTCAAAGACCATTGGAAACTGTTCGTGGAGGCGTTGGCAACAATCATCGCCGGACCGCTTGGCCTCCTCGTCGCATTCATCGCGACGCACTGGGCGACGATCAAACAGGATGCCTCCGACGCCTGGGACGCGATCAAGTCGGCCGTCGGTGATGCCTGGACGGGGATCAGCACCAGGGTCACGAATGGGATCGCCGCCGTCGTCAACCTTGTGCAAAGCCTGCCAGGCAAGATCGTGAACGCGATCGGTGACCTATCCAAACTCCTCTACGGGGCCGGCATCTCGATCATCCAGGGACTCGTCGATGGCATCAAGTCCGAGTTCGAGAAGGCGAAGAGTTTCATCGGCGGGATCGCTCATTCGATCGCGTCGCTCAAGGGGCCGCTCGACTACGACCGCGTGCTATTGGTCCCGCACGGCAAGGCGATCATCGAGGGGTTACAGACAGGGATGGAGACGGCGCTACCGAGCGTCTATTCGTTGGCCGCTGGGATCGCTCCCAAGATTGGAACAGGCGCCGCGGTGGCAACCGGCGCCGGCGGGGCGGGCGCCAACGTGACGATCAACGTGGGGCCGGTCCATGGGTCCGCCGACCAGGCGTTCGCCTACCAGTTGCGGGACGAGCTCGTAGCGATCGGCCGCCGCGAAAAGAACATCTTCGGTGGGTTCGCCTAGATGCCGGTTGACCTCGACCGCAACGGACGGCTTCCGCAACTCACCGTCCAGGTTGACAAGACGAACCTGCCGACCAACCCGGTCCGGGTTTGGACGGAGATCACCGGCTACGTCCGCCATCTGAGCTCGACCACATCGGGCCGCAACGACGAGTTTCAGCGGACGACACCCGGAACGTTGCAGCTCGTCCTCAACAACCGGGATGATGCCGGCGTCCGCTTCGAGACGTTGGGCGTGAAGAAGGCTCAGTGGGTGCGTGTTCAGGCGGTGTGGCAGGGGACGACGTATCCGATCTGGCAGGGAGTGATCGAGGGATTGCTCAGGCAGTGGCCGCAGGCGGGGAAGGACGCGACGCTCACCTTGACCGCGGCGGACTCATTGAAGCTGTGTCGCCTCTATGACTTGGTCGGCGAGACATTCCCGGCGCAACGTGTCGATCAGCGAGTCGCTGAGACTCTCGCGCTCGTCGGATTCCCTGTCGGCTATTTGAACGCGACGCTCGGCTTCACGCCTTCCCTCTATTGGCGCCTTGACGAGGCGGCCGGCACCACAGCCCTCGACACAAGCGGCAACGGACGCACCGGAACCTATGGCGCAGGTATCACACTCAGTCAGACGGGGGCACTCACCGGCGACGCCGATACCGCCGTCTCATTCAATGACACGATAACCGCGGAGGTCCAGTCGGCCTATCAGCCGTTCACGCTGCTATCGAAACGCACGTTCATGGGTTGGGCGAAACGCACCGCGACAACGACGATTGACACGTTGTTCGGGCAAGCGTCGAACGCGAGCCCGCCGATCGGTGCATCACTCCAAATCCAGGCGGCCAGCAACCTCGTTGCTTGGGCGACCGGCGCCGGCGGTAACTGTTCATGGACGAATGCATGGCCGGGAACCGGAACCTACGTTCACTGGGCGCTCACCTACGACGACACGACGCAGACAGTCGAGCTATTCATCAACGGAGTGTCGCAAGGACCGATCGTTATCACCGCCGGCTACAACACCGGCATCGTCCCCAACACTCTCGTTCTCGGCTGCCGCTTCAACGCGAACGTCTACGTCGACCCGTGGAATGGCGCCATCGATGAATTCGCCGTCTATGAATACGTCCTATCGGCTCGAGCGATCTCCACGATCTATCAGACGGGACTCCTCGCGCCAGCCGGGACGTTCGACACCGATACCGACCTCTGCGACGCGGTCGTTACGCCGTTGTCGACGAACTCGGATGCCCTCTCGCAGCTTCTCGCCCTCGAGGGATCGAACAACGGCCTCCTTATCGCCAACCCTGACGGGACTATGACCTACCAGGGGCGTCACTGGCGCGTCATCCACGCTCTCACGGCGTCGGTGAAACTCGCCGACGACATGACCGGCATCCAGTACCGCGACAACGTCCAATACCAGGACGACGACTCCCGCCTCGCGAATGTCGTCAACGTGACCCCGTTTGGCTCGTCGACGCCGGTGACGGTCCGCGACTCGGCGAGCCAGGGCATATATTTCTCGCGCGTCAATCCGAGCGTCGACCGCAGCCTTCTCTCGAGCAGCACCAGCCTTGCCCTTTCGGCGGCCCAGTGGCTTCTGAACAAATACAAGGACCCATCACCCAGGGTGCCGACGATCGTCGCCGACCTGATGGCCGTCCAGCAGCGCAGCAACACGTTCGTCGGCAACCTCCTCGCTGCCGTGAACAGCCAACGCTGGAACTGGAAACGGACAACGGCCAGCCCGATCAGCCAAGACGTCTACATCGAGCAGGTCTCCCATGACGTCGATCCGCGCGTCCCGGCTTGGGTGACGACGCTGGCGTTTTCGCCGGCGGATGCTGAGTCCGCTTGGATTCTCGCCGACACGACCTTCGGCATCCTTGGCTCAACTACGAAGCTCGCCTATTAGGAGCTAGATGGCTATCCCGTTCGCAACCGCTGAGGTCGTCACCGCCGTCGAGATGAACGAGCTCGCCCGTGCGCATTGGCGCAAGACAACCGCCAAGGTCGTCGCCAACACGGTCACTGAGACGGATCTGTTGAACGGGGAGATCACGATCGACGCTGGCGCGATGAGCACGAACCGGATGCTGCGACTGACGGCGATCGGCGACTGGATCAACAACACGGGCGCCGCAGTCGGCACACCGCGGCTGAAGCTGAAGCTGGGCGCGACGACGATCGTTGACTCGAACGTGATAGCGACCAACTGGTCTACCTCAGCATTGCGGACGCCCTGGCGGCTCGTGGCCGAGATCGAGAACCTTGGTGCTACTAACTCTCAATGGACGCATCTCATGGGGAGCGGCATCCTGAACAATCCGGCGGCCGGGTTCAGCACTGCGACGACGGGGGAAGGAGCAATGGTCGCCGTGAGTCCCGCCACCCTCGCTTTGAGCGTCGCCAACTCGTCGGCGGTCGACACAACCGCAGCCCAGGCGCTGGCATTGACGGTCACGTTGGCGACAGCGAACGCCCTCGAGGATATGACGCTCAAGTTCGCGACCGTCGAGATCGTCTAAGAAGGAGATCTGATGAGTACTGCCCAGGTGCTACCGCACCAACTACCCGAACTGAAATGGGAGGCATCCCCGAACTGCGGAACCCGCAACGGAGCAAAGGTTCGGCTCGTCGTCGTCCACCGTTGGGGTGTTCGCTTCACAGACGAACAGGCCGAAGCGCGCTCCTACCAAGGCGTCATCAACTACTTCAAGCAGCCCTCGAGCCAGGTCAGCGCCCACATCGTCTATCCGGGGTCAGCGGCTCCGGGTGAGGCGACACAGATGGTTCCGTGGCATCAGAAGGCATGGGCTGAGGCGTACTACAACCCAGACGCTGTCGAGATCGAGTCGGCTGACGCGATCTGGCTGGGCGCCGACCCTGCCGGATTCCATCAGCTCGCCCGCATCACCGCCTACCTGCTCCACCATCACGGCCTGCCGGCGAAGGAGCTCGACGCGACAGGGATCGTCCACGGCAGCGGGTTCTGTCGTCACGGTGACCTCGGCCAGCTCGGCGGCGGCCACACATCGTGTCCGACCACGGACCCGCATCTTTGGGCGGCGTTCTGCGGCCTCGTCCGGTACGAATATCACCGAGGCGGGTACCGTTCCACATGGGGCAAGGCCTAACGCTTAGATGCCGCCAGACCAGAACGATGCCCTTGAGGATATCGAGCGTCTGCCGCTGCCGGTCCAGGTCGCGGTCATGGCGAACGAACTGAAGAACCAGTCGCGGCGGGTCGCCGGCGTCGAACGGAGTCTGAGGAGCGTCCAGGCTGCGTTGTGGGGGCTCGTCGTCGCCCTCATCGTGGCGAGCATCACCATCGCAGTGTCCTTCCACCATCCCTAATGGGACTCGAAGACAGACGATCGCCGGTTCGGTTCGCGAGTTGGCGGCTTGTCGCGGCGGTCCTGATCGCCAGCTTCTTCTTCGTCGGCTGGCTCGCGTACACCCTCAGCGTGCAGCGCAGCGAGGTGCAGCACAACTGCGTCCGCATCAACCGGCTCGAGGACGCGTTGAACACGATCCTACGGACAAGCAGGCTGGCTCAACCGGACTTGATCCACGATTTGCGTCTGCTAGCCCAGGCGCGCTGCATCAACTAAGGAGGCGGCATGAATTGGAAAGAATCGATCAACGAGGGCGCGATCGCATTGGCGCTCATGATCACCATCGCCGCCCTCGCGGTGATCGTGATCGTCAGCGGCTCGGACGCGATCGCCGCGACCGGCCTTCGCGACCTCGCCATCCTCCTGGGTGGCGCCCTCGCCGGCACCAAGATCCCGAAGCAATGACCGTCCAGACGTTCGGCCCGTATCCGGCGAAGGTTGTCGGCATCCATGATGGTGACACGATGACCCTCGATATCGACCTCGGCTTCGACCACATGATCGTCGGTGATGACTGGAACGGCAAGACACGGCTGGCATGCCGCGTGGTCGGCATCAACGCACCCGAGCTGTCAACCGTGGCGGGGAAGGCTGCGCTCGCCTACGCGCAGACGTTGATCAAGATCGGCGATCTAGTCACCGTCGTCTCGCACGGCTGGGACAAGTACGGCGGCCGGTTCGATGGCGCTGTCACGCTTGCGAACGGAGCCAGCTATGGCGACGCGATGATCGCGGCGGGGCAGGCTGTGTTTTGGGATGGGACTGGGGCGAAGCCGGTCCCAACGTAAAGTCTGCTTGACTTAGCCGGAGGGTGCTGTAGAGTGCCGCCCTATGGAGACAACCAGTAAGCCCAAAGGACGGCCGATGAGCGAGATCTATCGCCTAGTCCGCGAGGACGAGACCCGGTTCGCTGATCTGGCAAAGACGTGGCCCGAACTGCTAGTGGACGAGCAGGTAGAGCTGGTGCTGATCGCCCACTCAATGAGACTTGGGACGTGGCGCAAGTCGTGAGTAAGACGCACCTGACCGAAAGAATCAACCTCTGGCTCGACAAGGAACTCTTCCACCAGCTCGAGGTTCTAGCGGCAGCGGGTGACCGCACCATCGCCGCTGAGATGCGGCGCGCGCTTAGGGCGCACGTCGATCGAGCCGCTCGCGAACCGGAGTTGAAGCCGGTATGACCTCGCTCTCGCCGAAGCTGAACACCATCTGCGCCGTCCACGGCTGCACCACCGGCACTGAGTACACGCGGGTCACCGCCAGCGGAGACCTCGTCGGCTACTGCCGCAAGCACGCGATCAAGGCGTCGGCCCTCTTCGACAAACCCTTCACGAAATGACGGCGTGTGCGCGGTGTGGCCGCGAACAGCCAATCCTTGTCAGCCCTTGCCCACAATGCGGGCACCGGGACGCCTCGGAGTCTTCAATCCCGACTCCGCTCATCCACGATGGGAGCCAGACCCCCAGGAACCGGGGCGGAGACTCCGAGGCGAACAAACGACCCCAACCCTATTTCTGCAACGACTGCGGCCGACGGTTCTACAACATCGGCTGGCATTGTGAGGCGTGCGGCTCGTCGAACTATGAGCCGGTAAGTTCGGGGCTGGAACCATCTGCTGGTAATTCCGGCGGCGATGCTTCGCGGGCATCGTCCAGCCCCGCACAGATCGCGTTCATGCGGGCGCACCGGGCATGGGCGCAGAGGTTCCAGCCGTGGCTGCTCATGGACGAGGAGTGGCTCAATGCGTGACCGCTTCGTCGTCCGCAGCACCAGAGGCGCCCGCATCAACCCCGCAGCAGGCCACAGCGCCGGCGGTGGACGCAGGCCGTTGCCGCACAGCTACTACGTCCTCGACAGCGTCGTGTGTTTCAACGTCATGGCTGCGTTCGAGGCGCACACGCACGGCAACCGCTTCCGGCAACGCAGCGACCAGGACCGGAAAGAGGCTGCGGAGACTGTTGCTGCCGAACTGAACGAGTGGGCGGCGACCGCGTGAAACCCAGGACGTGCGCCCGCTGCGGCAGGCGTCTCAGGATCGGCCCCAGGCTCCGCGTCTACAGCCGGTTCACCCATTCCTACTATTGCGCGAACCTGACCGCGTGTACGAAGCGGGCTAGGCGGCGCTTGAAGGTGGTCGCATGACCGAGCTAATCGAAGGCGAGATCGTCGAAGCCACAGAACTCGTTCCCTACGTCCCTGCTTCCACGGCGATCACTTTCGTCGAAGACGCCGAAGAGTTCCTCGCCATCGCGACCAAGCAAGCGAAGATCCTCAAGAGTTTCCTAGACAAGTCCAAGAGTGTCGTGCGGATCGGGCAGACCGAACACGTCAAGGTGGGCGGCTGGCAGTTCCTCGCGCAACAAGCCGGTCTGACCGTCGGGACCACAGCCGAAGAGCTCAGGCTCGAGGATGACTCAGGCTGGAAAGCGCACGCCAACGTCTACCGTGACGGCAAGATCGTCGGCGAGGCCGATGCGCTCTGTCTCCGGTCAGAATCGAACTGGAAGAACCGAGACACCTATGCGCTCTGCTCGATGGCCCAGACGCGGGCCATCTCCAAGTCGATCAAGGGAATCCTCGGATTCGTGGTGGTGATGGCTGGCTATTCGGACACGCCGGCGGAGGAGATGCCGCGCGATGAACCCATGAAGCGCGCCGCCGTCCAGAAGACTGAGTTGCCGGGTGAAACGTTCGAGGACATCTTCCAAGAAAGCCACACATCCGGCGAAACCCCGACCAAGGCTGCGGCGACGAAGCTGAACCTGCTCGTCGTCGAACTGCGGGACGCGGGGAAGATCACCACTTGGCAGCTCTACCAGTCGGTAGGCCTGATGCGCGACGTCGACCCTGGTGATTTGGGCGATGCGATGAAGCAACCTGATGAAGAAGGCATCTTCCATTGGGGGCCGCTCGCCAAGACGTTGTCGAAGGGTGAGGCCCACCAGTTGATCGATCGGCTCTCGAAGCTACAGGCGGCGGAATGAACTACTCCGCCACAGCAGACATCACTTGTGATCGGTGCGGGCGCAGAGGTCAGCGCGGCTTCCACCGCGTAGTAATGCAATACCCGGAGCCGAACAAGTGGTTCTGCGACAACTGGAAAGCCTGTCTCAATCGGGAGCTAAAGCTTCTCGACGCAAAGGCGCACGCATGAACATTCTGTTGGGCTCCCTCATTCTCGCCCTCCTCCTCTCAATGATCGCCGCCATGTGGGTGGACGTAACCGAGGCTTGCCATGAGGCGATCGTCGATGAACTCTGGGACGACGAATGAGCCGCCAGTTTGATTGGCTCGTCGCAGGCTCCTGGGCCGCCATCATCCTCGCCCTCATCATCTTCTGGATTGGCGTGGTCGCTGTCGTGGAATGGCTCGCATGAGCCTCCGCGCTCGCACTATGGGTTGGTCCCCGGAGATTCACGCAGCCGACCTAACCAAGATCAAGGTTGCCGCTCTCTACGTCGAAACCGGCGGCGTCTACTACGGCCTCCCCGACGTTGATCCTTGGGATGAGGCGCGTGATGCGCGATTGTATGCGGGGCCGTGGCCGGTCGTCGCACACCCGCCGTGCGCGCGGTGGTGCCGGCTGTCCGGATTCGTGGAGGCCATATTCGGCTATGAGCGCGGGGACGATGGTGGATGTTTCCAGGCGGCGCTAGACGCTGTGCGCGCCTATGGCGGGGTGATTGAGCATCCGGCCGAGTCACAAGCATGGAGGCACTTCGGACTCCCCAGACCGCCTGCCTACGGGTGGTCTACCAACATGGACGGCGGCTGGTCGGCTTACGTCGAGCAAGATCGCTACGGACACGTCACCCGAAAACCGACGTGGCTGTACGCCTACGGTGTTGAGCTACCCGAGCTGCGCTTTGGCTATAGACCGCACGACCGCGAGAACGACCCTGGCTGGTGGGTACGCACCGACCGGCCATATGAGCACAAGCACGGCGATATGCGGATGTTCGGCAGTAGCTCGAAGTCGAGTGCCACGCCTGTCGCGTTCCGTGATGTTCTTTTGGACATGGCCCGCAGCGCAGGCCGGGTGACCGCATGATGCGTCTCCTGTGTCCACGCTGCGGACGCAGCCTCGGCTTCAAGACGTATTGCTATGTCTGCCGGCGATCGTGGCGCGCATGAGCCACGCCAACACGTTGCGTATTTGGGTTAGAGGCCACTACCGACTCGGCGGCTACGGCTCACAGACACCGCCCGTAAACAGACAAGAAGCCATCCGGGCCTTTGACGCGCTTGTGGCGGAGAACCAGCGTCTACGCGACGCGATCGAGGAATACATTCTCTGGGAGCCGCGTAAGGCCGGCCACGCTGAGGCACACCGGAAACTCTGCGCTGCTTTGGACGGTACGCCGAGCGAGGACACATGAGCACGCCGAGCGCCACGCTCGAGGACCCGACCCCTCACAAGGAGACGGAGAGATCGTCAGATGGACGCTAACAGCCGTAACTGTTCTAGCAACCACCAGCACGATCGCACTCACCGCACACCGCAAACACCTACGCCTGCCGCCGGTCAGGCACCACTACACGCTCAAAGCGGACGTGAAGCTCCGCCGGCACGCGGTCAGGGTGGATCGACGCCGGATCCTCTACATGGCCGCGAGCAGGAGGATGGCAGCGGAAGCCAGGAGAGCGGAGTCGAGATTGACCGCGACGCCTTCTACGAGTGTTTCGGCATCTACCCCGACGACCTCGGACGCAGTTTCGCAACCGCCATCGAGCTCGCACTACGCCCTGTGGAACTGCGTCCACGGCGGCGAAGGTAACGGATGGGATCCCTCAGGCACCTACTCAGGGCCACTCCAGATGACAAGCGGCTGGGCCGGGTATCCGATCACGGACTGGAACACCGTCCCGATCTCGGAGGTGTACGCCGACGCGGAGGCCCAGTACCGGGCCAGCGGCTATTCGGTGGCGTGGCTCGAGGGGCAGTGGCCGAACACGTCACCGCCCTGCTTGGCCTACCGCTGACGGGGCCGGCGAGGATCTGGTGACCCCGTTCGTCGCTGATGGCGATTTCACCTTGCATGTAGGCGACGCGCTCGAGGTGCTCCAGGCGCTGCCGGATGAGTCGGTGCATTGTGTGGTGACGTCGCCGCCGTACTGGGGGCTCAGGGATTATGGGACGGGTTCGTGGGCTGGCGGTGACCCCGCCTGCGATCACCTACGTCAGTCGGATGTGTCACGCCAGAGCAGCACACTCGTCGGCTCGACAGACACCCAGGGCGGGACGATCGCATGGAAGAACTCCTGCGGCAAGTGTGGCGCGACCAGGACAGACCAACAACTCGGACTCGAACCCACACCCGACGCCTACATCACGCGCATGGTCCAGGTGTTCCGCGAGGTGCGGCGGGTGTTGAGGCGGGATGGGACGTGCTGGCTAAACATCGGGGACTCGTTCGGTGAGAAGCAGATGCAAGGCATCCCGTGGCGGCTTGCGTTCGCCCTCCAAGCCGACGGCTGGTTCCTGAGATCCGACATCATCTGGGCGAAACCGAACCCGATGCCGGAGAGCGTGACGGACAGGCCGACCAAGAGCCACGAGTATGTGTTCCTGTTGACGCGCGAGGCGCGCTATTTCTATGACGCCGACGCGATCAGGGAACCTGCGGAATACGGCTACTGCCCAACGACGAATGGTGACGCTTGGCAAAGCATCGGCGCCAGCGATCGCAATCCTCTGCGCGGTGGAAAGACGGTAAAGCTAGGGGATGGCACGGGTGGCCGTAACGCTCGTTCCGTCTGGGCGATCGCCACCCAACCCTACGCCGAAGCACACTTCGCCACGTTCCCGGAGGAGCTGCCGCGCAGGTGTATCGCTGCGGGATGCGCTGAGGATGGCGTCGTCCTCGACCCGTTCATGGGCAGCGGCACCGTCGCCCTCGTCGCCCGCAGACTCGGCCGCAAAAGCATCGGCATCGAGTTGAATCCTGAGTACGCGGAGCTCTGCGCGCGCAGGTTGCAGCAACAGTCGCTGTTCGCGTGCGTTGTTGACGAGTCCGCCGGCATGAAAGACACCGTTGGCTAGAGGCATCCAGCGCGAACGGCAACTCCGCCATAGCCTCGAGGCCGACGATTGGGTCGTCATCCGCGCCGCAGGCAGTCTCGGCTGCGCCGATCTTGTCGCGTTGAAGGACGGCAAGACGCCGATGATGATCGAGGTGAAATCGACTGCGCGTGGCCCGTACGCTGCGTTTCCTCCTGCGAAGCGCGCCGACTTGAAGCAGACCGCGATGTGGGCCGGCGCCGACGCGTGGCTGGTGCACTGGCCGCCCCGCGGCAAAGCCACCTGGATCCCGGCGGTGAACTGGCCGGCATGACCGAATCCATCGTCTATTTCGTCCGCAATCCCGAGAATGACCATGTGCGAATCGGCTCAGACAGTAAGGGACTTGGCGGACGCGCCCGCGCGCACAGCCAATATGGCTTCGATGAGCTGCTGGCCGCATTACCAGGAGACGATGAGGACGAGAAACTAATCCATGAGTTCTTCTGCAACGATCTCGTTCCCAACCGTAAATCAGTGTATCGCGGTGAACGAATATATGACTATGTGACTTGGCTAGTGGCGCGTGCCTACGCCGTTCCTAGCCTCGCAGATGTATCCAAACTTCCACGATTGCCCTGGGCTGTATGGGCACCCGCAGAATATCGGGCCGATGAGATCTACGAAGGGCAGCTATCAATCATCGCGGCGCTTCCGCCGCCAGAGCGGGTGGCTGCTACCCATAAGCTCGCATATCTCAGTTCGGAGAGCGACGAGTGGAATACACCACCTCTGATCTTGGACGCAGCCAGAGAAGTGTTCGGCGGAACAATCGATACGGATCCTGCATCCAACTTTGAGGCCCAGAAGTTCGTGCAGGCGAGTGTCTGGTATTCCAAGGCGCAGAATGGTCTCCGAACGGATTTGCCCTGGAGCGGATCGGTATGGATGAATCCTCCCTATGGGATAGGCGATACTTCGGCCGGTCCATTCGTGCGGCGCCTTCTCAGCGAACTCAGGTCAGGCAACGTGCGGGAGGCCATCACGAATCTGAACGTATCCAGCACAACGACCAACTGGTTCTCGCCCATCTGGAATATCGCCGCGCTACATCTCATATACCAGGGACGTCCGGACTATTGGCGCGCTGGGGATGAAGGAGCGAGTGGTCCAAACAAGGGTACGATCTTCTCGTATTTCGGTGACAGCGAGGATCGGTTCGTGCAAATATTTGGCCCTATGGGTCATTTGTTGAGGGTTACATGATCCGCGCTCTCTGTCCCGTCTGCCATCGCGAACAACCAATCAGATGGGTTGAATGGTCGCCAGAGGGCCAGGAATGGCGCATAGAGGCGCATCGGCGCGCCACCCGCAACAACAACGAACGCCACCGCGACTGGTTCAACCCCGGGATGCCATGCGAAGGCTCAGGCATGTTGGCACACAAACCGAGGGTGGCTTAGACTCCCACCTCCATGACTGGCCCTTGAGCAGCCTAGAGGAGCGGTGGCCGCACCCCGCCCGTGTCGGTGTCGCCATGCGCCTCGCAAAGGACGTCGGCACCTGTTGCGAGCTCCTCGAGGGCGCTCCTGTGGATCCTGACCGGATCGACCACAAGCAGCTCCGGTGGGCGAAACAACGGCTACTCGTCCGCCTCGACCTCCACGCGATCGACCTCCTATGACATACGCAGACATCCACGAGCTCGCCGCCGGCATCGAAGCAGCCGACGAAGCACAACTCCACGAACTCGAGGACGCCGAACTCGATGCCTACACGACCAACAGCAACGGCACCGAACCCGCAACCGAGTGGCAACCCCTCACCGTCAGCACCTTCCTCGAACTGCCAGAACCAGCAGGCGCCGAGCTACTCGGGCCACTCGTCCTGCGCGGCGGCAGAACCATCATCGGCGGCGACTCAGGCCACGGCAAAACCACGCTCGCCTTTGCAATCACAGCAGCCATCCTCAACGGAACCGAACTACTCGGACAAGGCGGCGCAGGCGAAGGCCCAGCCCTGATCATCGACCTCGAGCAAGGAATCAAATCGATCAAGCGCGGCATCCGGGAAGCTGAGCTCGGCGACACCGACAGCCACATCCTCAACCTCCCAGATGGGCTCGCACTCGACCAGGACGTCTGTCAGCTAAGCGAACTCGAGAACGTGATCGCTGCGCTACGCCCGGTTGTGGTCGTTCTCGACCCTTACTACAAAGCCCATCGCGGAGACGCCAACGAAGAACGCGGCGTCACCGACCTGATGCGAAATCTCGACCGTCTCCGAACCGACTACGGCTTCGCGCTCATCCTGCCCGCTCACGTCCGCAAAGAACAACAAACCGGCGGACCACGCAAACTCAGCCTCGCCGACATCGCCGGCAGCGGAGCAATCAGCCGCGGCGCCGAAATCGTCCTCGCCATCGAACGCCTCAGCCACGGCGAAGCCCGACTTCGCTACCTCAAAGACCGCGAAGGTGACCTCCCAATCGGCGACCACCTCGACCTCACCTACACAAAGACTGACGGCTTCCAAGTCAAAGAACGAGAAACAAGCCTCTCAATCGAACAACGAATTCTCGCCGTATCAGACAGCGGATGGCTCATCGCGGCCGAATGGGCACGCGAACTCGAACTCAACGACCAAGAGACCAGAAGCGTCCTCAAACGACTCGCCGCCGCCGACAAAATCTCGTGCGAAACCGGACCCCCAGGCCGAAAACACAACGCCGTCTGCTACTCAACCTCTGCTCGTCTAACAATTCCAGCCGACCACAGCCGACCAAGCCGAGCAGAGTGGGATGCGACCTGCTCGGCTGCTCTTCCAGCCTCTTCTATAGGAAGAGCAGACAGAGCCGAGCAGCACACGCCCGATCCTGCTGCCCAGCCAAGCTGGCAGAGCAACGACGACATCCCGTTCTGAAAGGAGCCGCAATGAACAACTTCACCACCCTGGGAGCCACAGAGGCGTACCTCCGCCACGAAATCGATCTCGCAACCGTCATAAAGGCCGCCGAAGACGAAGGCGAGCTCGGCGACCGCGCGATCACGAACCTGCTCTTATTCGACATCGCGCTCACGCTCGACATCATCGCGAGCGCTGCAACTCCCGACGCCTAAATGCCTAACTTCCCTCGAGGCCACTGGGCCATCAAAACCAACGCCCACAACGCCAACCTCATCGCAACCCTCAGCCGGCAAACCGTCAACACCACACCAGGCCGCATCACCTGGATCCTCACCGCCAGCGACACCATCACACTCAGAGGAATCCCCGCCATCGGCCGCGGCGTCGAAGGCGCCATCAACCACACCCGACCCGACCAAACCTAAATCCCAAACAACCCACCCCATCACAGCCAATCCCGAATCTCCAACACACCCGCCGATTCTCATGGCATACTCCCCACGGAGCCGAAGACCACACCGGCCACACGATCGCCTGGTTAGGCACACCCCCTAGGCGCTAGCCATCACCACACAGCCGCCGAAAGGCGGCTTCTCAATGACCACACATAGCACCACCACACCATGACCACGATCGCCAAACGCGTAGCCGCCTACACCACCAGCCCACAGCAGCAAGCATGGAAAGAATATTTAGACGCCACCCACTCGTCACACCCACTCAGCTACGACGAAGTCGAGGCATGGGCCTGGCGACGACTACAGACCGAACTCAAACGCTTGAGGATTGACGGGGGGTGTCGTCAAATCTGACGACAGACGATGCTTCAC